AATTTTGCGTGGTACAAGGGTGGGGTACATCACAATAACACATTGAACAAAGGAACGGGTGGAGTCGCACAAATGGCATTGACGGCGGCCGGTCAATTGGGAATAGGGACGACACAGCCAACGTCTGGATATAATCTAGATGTTATTGGCAATGCGAGAGTACAGGGACACATACACTTAGATGCGAGTGATGCCAATTTAAATTCGGCAGATGTACAGGCAACCAACAAAACACAAACGTATATTTCGTTTGGTGAAGCTGGAAGTACAAACGATTTCGCATATCTGAGACAAATTGGTGGAAGTGATGCGATTAAATTGGCATTAGACTTCCACAACGACGCAAATGATGCTGGATTTATCATCCGGGATGTCAATTCTTCCGGAGGAGGTGGAGATACGATTACGGATCGCTTTGAATTGAAGCGCGGTGGGGATATGTACATGAGTGGTAAATTGGGTGTTGGTGCGCAACCAGATTCTAATTACCAAATGAATGTTAATGGTAGTATCAAGGTTGCTGCGACTTCATTTTTGGAGTTCTTAGGTAATTCTGGTACGAAAATTAAATTATATGACACCGGTTCCGATTCGGTTAACTTCAATCTCGGTGGCACGTCTAACAGAGACTTGCGTTATAATGTGCCTTCGCTGTACAATCACGTATTTATGATTAATAACCAAGAAAAATTCAGAATCAATGATTCGGGTGATTTCTCCATTTCTGGTAATGTATATGTGGGTACAAATGACAGTACAGTCGGTCCAAAAACTATATATTTCGGTGGTACGACAAATGATAATCAATTTGGATTGACGACAATTGAAAATCGTGTATATGATGTGGCCAATAGCTCATCCGAACTTCTTATATTCAAAGGCCAACACAACGATGATAGAGTTCGTATCCGTGCCGGTGAAATCGCGTTCGATACACATACCGGTACAAACAGAACAGCCGAAAGTCGTAAAATGATACTCAAAAATAATGGATACCTGGGGATAGGTGTAGCTTCTCCACAGGATCAACTCCATATATCAGAAAGATTACGAATAGATGAAATACAGATGAAATATGACTCAACTGATGGTCTCGTGTTCAACAGATCCGGTCCGGTAAATAAGTTGATGTCAGATGGATACGCATGTACGGGAGGAACAAATAAACTCTTTACCACGGGTCTCACGGCTACACAAGCGACGGTAAATGGCCAAACTATCATTACTGGTGATGTAGGAATAGGTACAAATGCTTTATTCCCGGGTAGAGTTCTTCACGCAAACGGTGATATTCGTGTGGAGGGTAACATTCGCCAAAAACCGTTCGTCGTGTCTCTTGGTGAAGGAGCTGGTGCTACGTCCCAATCGGCATATGGTATAGGTATAGGTTACAGAGCCGCTTACATAGGTCAAAATAACGCTACCGTTGCGATGGGATCCAATGCGGGCTACGATGGGCAGGCAGAAGGTGCCGTTGCCATAGGTTTCCATGCCGGTGAAAGTGGTCAAGGAATGAACGCCGTTGCGCTTGGTTTTTATGCGGGAGCCACTAATCAGCACCCATCGACAATTGCTATAAACGCAGGAGTGACTCCACTTCAAACGGCAAGACCAAATGCGACATATATTAAACCATTAAGTGCCCGTACGCAAGCGTCCAACGTTATGGCATACGCCGCGGACGGCGAACTTATTGATTGTACCACCGTAAGTTTCAATAGCGGAGGTAAATTAATCGCAACACAAGGCATAGAAGCGGATAAATTTTACGGTGATGGTGGTTTCTTGTCTAATGTCGGTACTAACTTTACAAATACAATCAGTTTCTTGAATCCGTCTATCGGTTTCAAATCCGATTCGCCCGCACATGGTATATCCAATCTCAACCCAACGCACACCTTGGATGTTGGTTCCAATTTATTCATACAAGATACGGGCAGTAATGTTCTTTCTGTTTCGGGCAATATATTGGCAGAAAAGATAACATTAGGCAATGTTGCTATATCGGCGACATATACCCTTCAACAAATAACAAATACAGGAAATACGACGTCTAAAACAGTTCAATTTACGAATACAGACAACTCGCTTGTCACCGATGGTAAGGTGGGTGTCAAAACTACGAGCCCGTCGTTTGATCTAGAAGTCAATGGAACAGCAGCAAAGAATGGAGGAGGAACATGGTCAACTACATCAGACCGCCGTCTAAAAGAAAATATCCAGGATGCGAACATTGATATGTGTTATGATACAGTGAAAAGCATTCCCCTCAGAAGATTCAAATGGAGAGGTGACTTGGAAGGTTTCAGTGAGTACCAGAAGGACAAGAATGTCCTCGGTTGGATAGCTCAGGAAGTAGAGGAATATATGCCAAAATCGATTAATACAATCGAAGAAAAATATGGTATCGATGATGTCAAGTTCCTAAATAATGACCAATTATATGCATCCATGTACGGTGCACTCCAGAAAGCGATATCCAAAATTGAGTCCCTCGAGGACGAACTCGCCAAAATAAAAAACTCCATATAATATAAATCATGTCTGGTGGAATTGCGCAATTAGTGGCCGTCGGTGCTCAAGATGCCCATTTGGTCGGCCAACCCGAAGTCAGCTTTTTCCGCTCTACGTACAAACGTGCGACGAATTTTTCTCAGTCCTGTGAACGTCAGGTCATACAAGGCAACATCCAAAACAATGGCATGTCCTCCATTCGCTTCGAGAGAAAGGGTGACATGTTGTCCTATGTTTATCTTGCCCCGATTCACACCAATGGTACCCAATCTGCCACCGTGACCGATTGGGCCTCCAAGATTTCCAAGGTCGAATTGTTCGTGGGTGGACAATTGATCGATGAACAAGATTCTACATTCTCTACGATGATTGCGCCGGAACTTTTATCCACGTCTTCGTCTAAGTCTGTTGGTGGTGGTATCTTCCGTGGCGCCGCGGGAGAACAATTTTACCCTCTCAGGTTTCAATTTTGTGAAAACTGGCAATCCGCTCTTCCGTTGATAGCCATGCAATACCACGACGTCGAACTCCGCATTCACTGGGGTGCCTCCGCGGCTAGCAACAAGTGGGAAGCCTACGCGAACTACATTTTCTTGGACACGGATGAACGTACGGTTCTGTCCTCTAAGCCGATGAACTTGTTGATTACCCAAACCCAAAAGGTTATCGCCAGTCAGGCCAAGGTTCAGGAACTTTCGTTTAATCACCCGGTGAAGTTCCTCGCGTCGAACTGCTCGGCTAACGGTATGATGACGGCGACGAACAAGACCAAGCTCCAAATCAACGGTACCGATTGCAGTGACTACAAATTCACGATGCCGAACTACTCTGCGGTCAGCAGCTACTACCACGTTGCGAACTCGACGGGTGACAAGAAGGATTCTCTCTTCATTTACCCGTTCTGTTTGGAAACGGCCAAGTTACAGCCTACGGGTTCCTTAAATTTCTCGCGTCTCGATTCGGCTCGTATTGTCAACTCCGGTAGCAGCTCGCTTGATGCAATTTATGCCGTGAATTACAACATTATGCGCATAGAAAACGGCATGGCCGGTCTTGTGTATGCCAACTAAGCAGTATCAAAAAAATAGATAATTATATTAGAAATAAGCATGTTTTGGACAGCCCTGTTCTTACTTGCTTTCGTATTTGTGCTAACCTATGATCCCCAGTCCAGGACACTGGAAAGAATAGTGGATCCTAAGCTAGTAGAGTCGTCGGAGAATAGAAAACCTATTCCATACGACGAAAATGTGACCAATGTACGCAGAAGCGTTTCTCCGGAATCAAAGGAACCTCATTATGACGCACTTCAGTTTGGTAGAGACGCAGGTTATACAGTCCCGAGTAATAAAGGTGTCCATATGGGTGCGATTATAGGAACTTAAAAAGTTCAGACGGTAATATATTAGTTATACCAATATGTTCTCTCTTGATCGTGAAACAATGATGCTTATTGCCCTCGCTATGTGCGTTCTAGGAAGCCTCTACCTCTACAGTGAATTAAAAAGTACAAGAAATGACGTTTCTGAAATGAAGACGTTCTCCTCTCAAATGGCCAATCATCTTAATAGCTTGAGTTATTATGACGAAGGTATGTCGGAAGAAGATGACGAAGATTATGAAGAGGGTAATGAAGAAAAACCTTCTACACAACCAGAAAGGCCAACCCAATCTATTACGCCGATTTCTCAGGTAGCCGAGCCAATGTCTGTGAAATAATCATATTCATATATTGTAACTTGCTAAATGAGCAATGAAAAAGTACAAAGCAATAGCGATTCCGGTTAGTTTCGCAGACGCAAAGCCACGGTTTTTAACCGTGAGAGATCGAAGATTTAAAGATTGGATTTTTGTCACAGGAGGATGCAGAAGACGGGAAATTTACAACCCGCTTAGATGTGCTCTAAGAGAACTAGAAGAAGAAACAAGAGGTATAGTATCACTCAAAAAAGGTGAATACACGTCGTTTGTATTTACAGTAAAAGAAAGTCCAACTGTGGACTTGGTCTATAATGTGTTCATTTTTTTCGTTGATTGGAAACGAAATGACCAACACGCACTTATCAAAAAATTTTATGACGAAAAAGCAAAATGTCAAGCAAAGAAAGCAAATAAACAACCAATAAAAAAGACATTCGACGAAAATGATTTCATGAATTTCGATACATTAGAAGAATATAATTGTCGAAAGAGATGGAATCTGATCGTGGATAATATCATTAAAAATCCGGAATTTTATACCTGTGTTCAATCACTGAATAGAAAAACATTTTCTATAAAATAGGATGAAATCGAAGGCTTATATTTTACGTGAAATCCGAGAATTACTCATAGAAAATAGAGGGTATTCAGAAGATGACGCAAAAGAAAAGGCAGACGAACTCGCTACAAGAACAGTGTATGAATTACTAACGTTAAAAAAGGAGCTTGCTACAGATAAAGAATTTGCAGATGTTTCCATCTCTGCTTCAATTAGACGGTATTAAAAAATAGAATCGTAAGAAATGTAAGTATGTTCAAGCGCTGGTGCGCAGAACAAAAATTCGATCATGGCGGTAACAAGCTATCACATGTGCTCATGAATGGGGGAGTCCTATCCGTGCCATCTGATAGATTGAGTGAATTTTACGATAAATACACAGAAAGTGTGTTGTCGGGAGAAAAGATATATGTAGTCGAACAGAAAACAAAATATTATAATTTTTTCGTAGATATAGATTACAAAGCCGAAGAAGCGTTAAACTTGAATGATATACAAGATATATGTAAAATAATTTGTAACAAGGTTATGACGAAGGGTGGAAGGGAATGCTTAATTTCAGTAGCACAACCAAAACCGGCGGGTGATAAAATCAAAACGGGAGTGCATTTAAATTTTCCCGGATTTGTTGTAGATCAAAAAAGTGCCATCGCTTTACGAGAACATATATTAGTTGCGTTATATATAGCAAAGGGTTCCGAGGATTGGGAAAGTATCATAGATTCCGCGGTCTATGGAGATATAACTAAACGTTCGAAAGGGAGTGGTTTCAGAATGCCATGGTCACACAAAATGACAAAGGGTATTACCGAAGGTCCATATCTGCCTATATTTGTATTTAAACCCGGTGGATTATTAAGTTCATTGACGAGAATAGGCCAGACACCGGACGCCCAGATTCTAGCCATGTCCGCTGTACGAACGGATTCAACTGATTTTGTTACGATAGAAGGACCAACAAAAGCAGTAAAAGAGGGGTCATTCACAGAAATACAAACTAAAGATGAAGTAGATGATGTAGAGTTAAAATATGAAATAGAACGGTTTATCAAGAAAAATATAAACGGTCAAGCCGATGCGCGAGTTTCAAAGTTATTTAAATTTGAACACAGATTCCTGATTTCTAGTAATTCTAAATACTGTGAAAATATAGGAAGAAATCATGGATCGAATCATGTGTATTTCTATATAAGTGGCGATAGAATAGCACAAAAATGCTTTTGTACGTGTGATACTTTAGATGGGAGAAGAAATGGATATTGTAAAGATTTTGTGGGACGCACGTACCAACTAAATCCGTCAATAGTGGATAAGCTATATCCCGAAAAGGTGGAAATGAGAAAATGTATAGGATTGAAACAAAGTACCACCACGAATAACACTGGAATAAATCCAATGGATTGTAAGGAAGATGTTGAGAAATTCATCACAAAACATATAGACAAAAAACATTCAAATTTGAAAGTTATCAAGATACAAAAGAATAGACAGAATTATATAATAGGAACAACTTCTACATATTGTGAAATAGCAGGAGAGAATCACGATGACAAATGTACAAGCTTCATCCTCACGAGCAAAGGAAAGATTAACCAAGATTGTGGAATATGTAAAATCAAGAAGGGTAAAATATATAGCATTAGCCCGAGAGTGATGGGGGTTTTATACCCGAAATAAAAAATAC